GTCGGCCTGCACGTCCCCGATGGACTGGGCACTGTCCTTCTCGGTGGACAGTTGCAGGGTCCTGCAAATCCGCGACTGTAGCGGCAGGTCGGCCTGTAGAGCAGACTCATGGGCTGGGCTGTCCAGTGTCATCGACTCGACCCAGCACCCGGTTCTGCGGCAAAACTCGATGGCCACATGGCGGAGTGAATCAATGATGGCCACCCGTGGGCAGTGCTCCAGATGGATGGACACCTGATCCACCAGATCAGCATACGGACGCATCAACATCATGAACCTGCCTTGCCATCATTGGCCGGATTGACCCGTGCTTCTGCCAAGCCCTTGAGGTCCAGCATGTTCATGGCCAGATTGTAGTGATTGGTGTTGCCCTGCTGATCGCTGAGCATCAGGTACAGCATCAGCTCCTTCACGGGCTGTGCAAACACCGGATCGACAGGGAAGTCTGAGGATAGATTGGTGATGGGTTCCGGGGATTGGCTGGCCTCGATCTGCACCTTTGTCCCCGCCTGAACAGGGGGATACAGCCAGAAAGCCGTAGGGTTCTGTTCATCAAAGACGTATTCATAGGCCGTGGTGGTGGCCGGGGTGGAGTGCCAGTTGGGATCGGCCTTGTCCAGATCGTGCATGGACACCATGCGGATTGCCCGACCCGGAGTGTTGCTAGCGCCCGTAACATTGCGGATCACTTTAAGAGGCGGGCGTAGCCACTGCTCAATGACTGCTCCGTACCTGCCACACAGGTATGGATGATGCGTCTTGCAGAAGCGTCTGGACGGACCAGCAGCAATAGTCCAATAGCCTGATTCAGCGCAGATTTGAGTAGCACCTCGGACCATGTGGTCTTATCCACGTCAGAGAGTTGAATCTGCTGTAGGCCAATCACAACATCACGACACGTTAGCGCCATAGCGGCATACCCCAAAAGACAGTGAAGAAACCAGCCCCGCCAGCAGGCAGGGCCGGGCGTTGATTACTGGCTGGAATCCTCGCCGGTGGGCGCATCGTCCTGAGTATCGGCAGACGGCTCCTGCAACCCGCTGGCGTTGACACGGGCTGCCAGCGCCTGCTCCTTGATCATCTCCGACAGGATCAGCCGGATGATGTCGGTGGCCGTGTGGCGCTGTTCGGCCTGAATGCCATAGCCAGACAGCAGCTTAGCGTCCAGTGCCTGCCGGTTCTTCGGCTGGATCTTCAGGACCTGACGGGAAAAGCCGTGCAGCCACTCATTGCTGACGGTGCCAGGATCAACAGCGACCAGATCAGCATAGGGGTCCTTGGGCGCAAAGGCCGGTGCAGACTGATTGGCCGTCAGGGCCTGCACTGGCGCAGCATCCCGGCGATAGCGCCGGAACCCTTCGCGGATCGACAGGAACTGAGCGTAATGCTCGTCATTGTCCACCTCGCACAGGTGCGGCCCATCTTCAGCAGCTTCGGGCTTGAAGTGATACCGCGCATGACTAGGCAGGCCGGGGGTGCCAAACTCCACCACCGTGCCGCCCTTGCGACGGATCAGCGATTCGATCGTGTTGTCCTGGCTCATGGCTTACATCCCGTCCAGAGGATTGCGGGGGCGAACCGTCAGGGTGATACCGACTTCCTGACCGGCATTGATGGTGCCGCCAGTGGACACGACCAGCAGGAACTGGCGCTCAGTGTCAACGATTTCAGCACGGCGGCAGGCCACGGCGTTTTCGGCAAACACACCGGCAGTGCCGAGTGCCCGTGCAGAATGCGATGCGGCTGCAATGGTCTGGGTGGTGGCGTCGGCATTCAGACCGGCGTTGACCACCACGTCGGTGACTGCATCGGTGTCAATGCTTACGGAAGCCACAGCATAGCCCGGCGGAATCTTGGCCACCTGAATCACATCAGCGGCGGTGAGTGTGGTGTTGGCGGTTGGCTTGAACCGGGCGCGAATGACCACAGCACCCATGCCCACAGGGGTGGGGGTCTGCTCTTGGATATGAGCGCATTGGAAAGTTGCCATTTGAGGATCCTCAGAAAAGGCAGATCAAAAATGAGAATGCCCAGCCCGAAGGCCAGGCACGGATGGGTTGCGGATCAATACGGCTTGGTGACAGCGGTGTCGATGGCAATCGAACTGATGTCCTGACTGTTGAACTGCGGACGCTTGAATCCGGCCACCAGACCGAACGTAATCACCGGCTTGCTGTCATCCAGATCGGTCAGTTTCTCAACCCAGCTTGCCCGCTGCCCCTGCCCGGCATCGCCAAACGCCACGACCAGCGCCTGACGCCCCATCAGCACAGCGCGTGCTGCGTTGACGTTGGACCCAGCGCCGTAGTCGTTGCTGCGGATCACCTTGCTGTGAGAGCGCAGGACCACACCACGGTATTCACCCATGCTGTTCTTGAAGATCTTTGAACGCTCACCCATGTTGGTGGTCGCCGCCTTCTGGATGTCCACCCAGCGGGAATTGCCCGCACCGATGCGCAGGTCATGCTCCTGCCACGGGTGCATCAGCAGGACAAACTTGTCCTCGCCGCCCATGGACAGCGGGCTGATACGCATCTTGCCGTCGCTGCCACCACCTTCGGTCTGGGCCATGGTCACAGCCTTGTCGATGGCATCAAGGCTGAACTTGTCCGTGCTGGTCAGGGTGGCCTTGGACACAGCCGAACCGCCGTATACGATGTGGTTGGCATCGTAGTCCGTGAAGGCCTGGGTGTTCTGGACTGCACTGGTCACTGTGGTGGGCAGAATGAACTCGGGGTTGATGCCGCGCTTACCGGCCAAGGTCATGTGGCAGGCTTCATCAAAGAAGCGGGCCATGTAGTCCTTGCCCTTGTCCTTGGCAATCATCCGCAGATCGTCAGGATTGCGCTTGCGGGTCATGGTGCCGCCAACATCCACCGGCTTTTTGATGGCGTTGATGGTCACCTTGTCCACATAGCCGTCCAGCTTGGCAGCGTTGCCTTCCAGATTGTCGTCGCCAAACACCGGCTGCCCGGTCAGTTGGGCGTACACGGTGTAGGTGATTTCGTCACCGGCCTGCTGGGACAGGTCATTGCGGACGTGGATCGGGGCGTTGGTGTCGCTTTCGCCCTTGCCCATCATGGTCTGTTGGAAAAACGACTCGCCCATGGTGCTCACAAAGGCTTCGCCAGCCCAGCGTTTCACCGTTTTCGGGTCACTCGTTGTTTGCAGAGTGCGTGCCATGTTGATCTCCATCATTAGGCATCGGCACTTCTGCGCCTCGTTGAAAAAGACTGACCCGCTGGTCAGACTCGATTTTCAGCCGGGTTTTGCGGCCTGTTTTCTCGACCACCGTAACCCGGATTTGACCCAGGAAGAAACCATCTCCTGACTCAAAATCTTTGTACAGTGTATGGACCATGGGCTTACCCCTTTTGCTTGAGGTATGCGGCCCGCTCCGTCTCCGACATTTCCGCCAGAGCATCCTCCAGCGCCACACCGTCCAGCGCATCCAGATGTGAAAAGCGATGCGAAGGGGTGTTCTGCACCACCGCACTCATGCCGCCAATGTCAGGCGGAATGCGGCTGGAATCAGGACGTTTGCTTTGCTTGCCGGAGGTGGACTTGGCCTGTTCTTGCTCCCCGGAAGCCGGAAGCCGCATCACTTTGGCCAGCTCATCACGGGTCCTGTCCATCAGTTCATCGTATGTGGCCGTGGCGGGCAGCTCCGCAGCCACTTGGCGCATCATGGTGTTGAACGAATCCTGAAAGATGCCGGGCTGCCGGAACACTTCGTTTTCAGGTCGATCCAGAAACTTGCTGCTTGCCGCTGCAAAAGCATCAGCCTGTGCCTGCTGGGCCTGAGCCGTGCGTGAGTTTGCTTCAGCAATCTGGGAAGTGATGCTTTCGGACTGCTGATCCAGCCGCTGCAACTCACGGTCGATCCGGGACTTTTCAGCGTCATACTTCCCCTGACCGATCTCACCTTCATCGAACTGATCGGCCAGATTCTCCAGCTCACTTTCAAGCTCGCCAATGCGCTCATCCAGCTCAGACTGGCGTTCAGTCAGTGCAATCAGGTCATCATCCTGAGCCTGCTGGGCTGGATGGCCTTCTGGCTCTCCAGCATCCGCACCCTCGGATGCGTCCGGCTCACCGGCATCTTCAGAACTCAGGTAGTCATCTGCGTCGTCCAGCTCTTCGGGCAGCAATTGCCACTCATCGCCGTCCTGTTCCTGAATTTGATCCACGTCGTTACTCATCACTCTCCCCTTGGCTTCTGCCTTCGTCGGTTTCGGTGTTCAGAATCTGGTCCATGTTTTGCAGCAGATCATCTGCGGTCTGCGCAAGGTGCGGATTTGCCTCAACCAGTTGCGCGGTGGCGATGGCCTGCCCGATTGCGGCGGTCTTGCGCTCGATGGCCTGTGCCTCAACATGTTCAGCCTGTGCCTTGGCTGCTTCGGCCCGCGCCTGCTTCTCGGCGATCTCGGCTTGCTTGCCCTGCAGCTCAAGCTGCATCTGCTGCTGTTGCAACTGGGCCTGTTGCGCTTGCTGTTCCTGCATGGCCTTGGCGGACTCGGGGTCATGCGGATCAGGAATGCCCGAGGCTTCACGGATGCGCTTGGCCATCTCCATACCGTTCGGCAGGTCGGACAGCTCAAGGGCCATCTCCAGCGCAGCCAATCCGGCCTGTGGCGACAGGGACGCAATCTGCCCGGCAGACTGGATCAACTGCTCAGACAGGGCCTGACGCAGCGTGGCCTGGTACTTGCGCTCACTGATCACAAAATCCGCCTTGGTCGCGGTGATGTCGGTTTCTGGCCGCCCATCGTTGATCTGCATGAACTCGTCTTTGCCGCGCTCACCCGTGATCCGAATCTGCTGCTGCTGGGTCATGAACTGCTCAATCAGCGACAGGACCAGCTCGCCCTCTTTCTGGTGGGCAGCCGATGAATTGTCGAACACCATCGTGGTGATGATGGTGCCCTGCTCAGCACGGGCCTGAATCGCAATGCCGGAGGTGGCATTGGTGGGCAGTCCCTGGTTCTCGCCAGTCACCCCGCTGATCTGCCGGATGTACGCGCTATCCTGATTGGCCATGTCCAGTTGACTGGCCGCCATGCTCAGGTTTTCGATGACCTCGAACGCTGCACCGCGCTGTTTCTCGATGATGGCATCGGGCCGGGCCACCTCGGCCTCCAGCAACTTGATGTCTTTTACAGCGCCTTCGTCCATCACCACGCGCCGGGTACTGGCCAGGAACAGCGCCTTGTTGCGTCGGTGGTTCAGGTCGCTTTGCGGGTCGCGCAGGTCCCGGATCAGACCGTAGGGGTTTTTGCTGCGGTCATCGCGGAACACGGTGCGGCGCACATACGGGAAATCGTTGTGCCGGTACGGGCTGCGGCTGTGCCAGAGTAGCGTGTCCTGCGTGAAGATCGCGCAGTACATCTGCCGACGGTTGACCTTGGCCAGATAC